CAGCAGATTGGAGACACGCACTTGGGACTCTGGCCAGGCAATTTAAATTTCAACCAAGTGAACTTGATCAGATGACTAGAGATGATCTGATCTTTTGGATGGAAAGGCTCAAGGAGCAGATTGATGGCGAAAGGCACAGAGTCTAAATTGAGATTGAGAGCAGTGGACAAAATGTCCACTGTTATTGACAAGGTCAAAGGAAAATTCGGACCACTCACCAATGCTGTGGATCGGACTCAGAGAAAATTTAAAATCATGCAAAGGAGATCTGCTGACATGAGCAGATCCTTTTCAAAAATGGGCAAGAGCATGAGAGGTGTTGGGACTACTATGTCCACAAGAATGAGCCTCCCTCTTGCTGCCTTTGGTGCACTTTCCATCAAGACTGCCACTGAATTTCAAGGCTCCATGAATAGGGTTGAGGCCCTCACAGGAGAGACTGGAAAGAGTCTTGATGACATGAGAAAGCTTGCAATGAAATTGGGAGCAAGCACTCAATTCTCTGCCACTCAAGCAGCAGATGCCATGGCCTTCTTTGGTCAGGCAGGATTCAAGGCCAATGAGATCATGCAGGCAACACCTGCCACATTGGCACTTGCAGCAGCATCAAGCACAGATCTGGCAACATCAGCAGACATCCTTTCCAATGTGATGGGTGGATTCAATGTGAAAGCAGATCAGGCCGGAAAATTTGCTGATGTGCTTGCCAAGGCCACGGCCAGAGGCAACATCAACATGGAGATGATTGCTGAGACCATGAAAGATGCTGCACCAGTGGCTCAAAAATTCGGCTCATCAATTGAGGAGGCTGCAGCTTTGACTGCAAAGCTTGGTGATGCTGGCATCCAGGGGAGCAAGGCAGGCACCACTCTCAAAAATATGTTTTTAAATCTCTCCTCACCAACAGAAAGAATCAAAGACATCATTGGAGCTTTAGGCATCAATGTTGTTGACAAGACAACAGGGAAAATGAGGTCAATGACCAACATCCTTGTTGATATGAACAAGGCCTTTCAGCAAAAAGGAATCAAGGGGGCAAAAAAGCTTGCAATCTTGAATGAGGTCTTTGGCAAGAGAGCAATTGCTGGTGCTGGTGTCTTGTTGGATGCAGTCTCAAAAGTGGATGCAACAACAGGTCTCAACTCAGTCCAGTCACTCACCAAAGAGCTTGAGAATTCTCAGGGAGCTGCTGAAAAGATGGCCAACATAACTCAAAAAGGATTGCCTGGTGCTTTCAAGTCACTGGCATCTGCCTTTGAGGGAGTCCAGCTTTCAATTCTTGATCTGGACTTTGGAGGCAAAAAGCTCTCTGATCGGATTGTTGAGATTGTTGGAAAAGTCACATCATTCTTGCAGTCATTGTCAGGCACCAACAAGGCACTGCTCAAGTGGGGAGTGATCATTGGTGCAGTGTTGGCAGTGATTGGACCTTTCATTGCAACACTTGGTGTGATCCTTTCAATGGTCCCTTTCATGATCTCTGGATTCAATGCCATTGTTGTTGGTCTTGGCTTTCTCAAGGCAGCAGCAATTGGGACATTGATCCCAATGTTGCCAATGATTGCAGCAGTGGGACTGCTTGCAACAGCAGGTGTGCTCCTCTATAAGAATTGGAAACCAATCAAAAGCTTTTTTGCAGATCTATTCACTAATCCATTGCAACAACTCAAAGACATGGTTGGATTCATTGGTCAATTGCCAGGACTCAACAAGCTCTTTGGTGATGACACTGATGCAAAGCTTGCTGCTCAAGGATTCAAGATCCAAGATGCTCAAGGCCAAGAGACTGGATCAAGAGTGGCAGTGAAAGAGTCAAAGCAAAATGAGATCAGACAGAGAAAGGCAGTCCTTGATGTTAACTTTTCCAATCTGCCAAAGGACACCAAAGTCAAAGCTGATGACAGAGACAGCTTGATTGGTGATCTGACTGGCATGATGGCAATAGGAGGATGAGATGCCTTTCAAAGATGATCTGAGACAAGGATCTTTCAGGGGAGTGCAATTCTTCATTGATACATCTCAAAGATCTTTGGGGAGGAGAGCAAGCCTCCATGAATTTCCAAAAAGAGAGACACCTTTCACTGAGGATCTTGGCAGGATTGCTGATGTCTTTGAGGTTGAGGGACATCTCATTGGTGATGACTATTTCTCAGCAAGAAAAAGACTAGAGAGGGCAGTCAACAAAGAAGGCCCAGGAGAATTGATTCATCCATACTATGGCTCAAGACAGGTCCAATGTGGACCAGTGACTTTCACAGAGTCCAATGTTGAGGGGGCCATCCTAAAATTCACAGCAACATTTTATGAGAAAGGAGACAATAGATTCCCTAAAGGGATCAATGACAAAGGTGCTCTCCTTTCAGATGCAGTGGGAGACTCTCTTGATGCCCTTGACCAGGCTTTTGAGACTGCTTTCACAATTGCCAATCTGCCTGCAAGTGCTGTCAATTCAGCAAGAGCTGCAGTGGGATCTTTTGCAGACAAAGTGAACAAAGTGGCAAAGATTGGGGGAGCTGTCACTGATGGCATCACCAATCTTGCTTTTGCCACTAGGAATCTCGTGGCCGAGGTCAATGACTTGCTCCAAACCCCCGATCAGTTAGCGTCTCGGCTGCGGGATTCTCTTTCTCTTTTGCAAGGTGCTTTTGACAGAGCAGAGGATCAGGTTGATGCCATGAAAGAGCTTTTTGGCTTTGGATCTGATGCAGATCCTGACACAGCTCAAGAGCCAGTGCTTGGGAGCACTCCTGCAAGAGATCAAGAAAGGTCCAACCTAGAGGCACTCAATGACTACATCAAGGCAGCATCAGCAAGCCTGGCAGCAGAGTCTGCTGCTGTGGCAGAATATCCCTCTTTTCAAGATGCAGAGGACACAAGAGATGACATTGTTGCAATCTTTGAGGAGCAGCTTGCAAAGGATGATGGATCTGGCAATCCTGTCTTTCAAGCAATTGCTGATGTGAAAGCACAGCTCATTGATGCTGTGCCTGATCTGGATGCAGATCTCCCCAACATCAAGGAGATCACAACAAAGAAAAATGAAAGCTCATTGACACTGACATATGATCTTTTTGAGTCACCAGAAAATGAGCAAGATCTGATTGATCGCAACAATCTAAGGAATCCAGGCAACATTCCAGCAGGCACAAGATTGGAGGTGTTGGATGGTTGATTCTCCACTAAGGAGACATAGGCCATTGGTCCCTTTTGACTATGGCACTTTGAGAGAGGATGCTGCCACTTTCTATTCCAACAACAAGGTCTTTGATGGATTCAAGAATGTTGGGATCTCAAAGTCCATGACCTCACTTGCAGGATCTTTCCAGATTGCTATGACTGACAAGTGGCAAGTGGAGAAAGAGGACTTTGAATTGACACCTGGATCAAGAATTCACTGTCACCTTGGAAAGCAGGCAATCTTTGAGGGATGGGTTGATAGGTTCAACATCAGCATCTCATCAGGGGCAAGGAATATCACAATCAGTGGGAGGGACAGGACAGCAGATCTTGTTGATTGCTCCCATGTTGGCCCATCAGAATTCAATGAGCTTGGACTTTTGGCAATTGCCACTCAGATGTGTGCTCATTTTTCAATCAAGGTCCTCAATCCAGATGGTGTGGATCTTGGTGCAAAATTTTCAAAATTCACAGTCAGACAAGGAGAGAGTGTCTTTGAGGCCTTAAATAGGGCAGCAAAGCAGCGTGAGATCATTCTCCTGACCTCAACCCATGGCAACCTCATTCTCACCAAGAGGGCCAACAAAAGGGCAGGCACAGAGCTTGTTGAGGGGATCAACATGACTCTGACTGGTGCAACATTCGACAACACAGAGAGATTCTCTGACTATATAGTGAAAGGCCAGCAGCCTGGTGTCCTTGGTGATGCCAAGACTGCATCCCAATCAAAGGCCACCGCATCAGATCTTGGGATCACAAGGACAAGACCTTTGGTGATCATCAATGACAATGCAACAGACATTGACTCAGCTCAGAAAAAGGCCAACTTTGAAAATGCTTTCAGAGCTGCAAAAGGTTTTGAGATCTCTTGCTCTGTTATTGATTGGAGAAAAGAGGATGGCTCAATGTGGGACATCAATGAGCTGGTGCCAGTATATGCACCAAGTGTGGGAGTGAGAGAGACACTCCTTGTGAAAAGTGTTAATTTTAATTTAAGTGAATCAGGGAGATCTGCAGATCTTGTGCTTGTCAGAAAGGATGCTTTCCTTTTTGAAAAGACAAAGACTCAAAGCTCAGATCCTCTTGCATCATTGGGATGGGGATGACAGAGAAAATTGTGAGGATATTCAATCAGCTAATTGGACCACTCAAAAGGTCAGTCCTTTTGATGATTGGCCGCGGTGTGCTCACTGCTCTTGACAGCTCAAAAGACATCCAATTGGCACAACTCACTCTCCTTGCTGATGAGACCAAAGACAAGACTGAATTCTTTCAGCACTTTGGATTCACATCAAGGCCACCTGCAGAGACTGACATTGTGATGCTCAGTGTTGGTGGCAATAGAGATCATGGAGTCATCATTGCCTCTGAAAATAGATCTCTAAGATTGAAAGGCTTGGATGATGGTGACTCGGCCATGTATAATAAAAATGGTAAGTTTATAAAGCTGAAAGCTGATGATCTTGATGCCCTAGTGGAGAAAGTGATCATCAACAACTCAAGCCATGAATTGATCACAGTCATTCATGAATATTTTGAGGCAGTGAGAGATGGATTGGTCCAGACAGCTATTGGGCCACAACCTTGGGAGCCTAACACTATCACAGCTCTGCAGGCCATCATCACAAAGCTTGAGACTTTCAAGGAGCCATAAAAAATGCCAATGGACAAAGACAGACTAGGTGATGCGATTGTTGCAAGAATTCAAGCTCTCAATGGGAATGTTGATGCTGGTCAATTGGCAATCTTGCAACCTTTTTGGAGGGCCATTGCAGATGAGATCATCAATGAGATCAAGGCCAATATGGACATTACTACAGCAGTAACAGTGCCAGGTGTCACATCTGGACCAACAACAGTCTTTGGGACTGGACAGGACACAACTATCATATGAGTGACATTGCACTTTCTCCCATTGATGACTGCTTTGATCTCCTTGTGCAAAATGGAGATCTCAAAGGTGATGAGGGGCTTGAGACTGCTGTGGCAATCTCTATTTTTACAGATCGCAGAATCACAGATGATGAGCTGCCAGATCTTGAGACAGACAAAAGAGGCTGGTGGGGGGATATGTTTCCCGATGAGCCTAATGATCAGATAGGATCAAGGCTTTGGCTCATTGATCGGGCAAAGAGGACCTCAGAGACTTTGAGACGCTTTGAGGAGCTTATTGAGGAGGCACTCAATTGGATGATTGAGGATGGTGTCACTGACTCCATTGATGTCAATGCAGAGTATGTTGATGGTCAGCTCATCGGCACAATTGAGATTGCAAGGCCATCAGAGGATGTGGCAAGATTCGAGGTCCTTTGGGATGCTCAAGAATTGAGGAGATCATAGATGCCTTTTGAAAGACCAACATTGAATCAATTAATAGACAGAGCAGAGACTGACATAAAAGGAGGACTTGGGATCACCAATGTCCTCAGGAGATCTTTCATTGCAGTCATATCAAGAGCACTTGCTGGACTCATTCATCTGCTCTATGGCTTTTTGGACTTCATTGGTGAGCAGGTCTTTCCAGACACAGCAGAGGTTGAATATCTGGAAAGATGGGCATCCATATGGGGAGTCACTCGGAATGAGGCAACCTTTGCACAGCTCAACATTGACATAGTATTCACAGGAGCTGGCACAGTACCGGCCAACACTCTTTTCCAAGCACAAGATGGCCGACAATATAGACTGAGTGCAGAGGTCACTGCACCATCAGCTCAGACTCTCCCTGGACTTGTCATTGCTGAGGTGGCCGGTGCATCAGGCAACCTGGCAGATACCAGTGTGATCAGTCTGCTCTCACCAATTGCCAATGTGACAAGTGAAGCCACTGTCACAAGCACTGACACTGAGGGAGAGGACACTGAGACAGATGCCTCTCTGAGATCAAGACTCATTGACAGAATTCAGAATCCTCCACTTGGGGGATCTGCCAATGACTATCTGCAAGTGACCAAAGCAGTGCCTGGTGTGACAAGAGCTTGGGTGCTCCCACTCAATCAAGGACCA